AACCCATGCAATTATTAAGGGTTGAAAGAAATAAATTACTAATTGCAACAGATTGGACACAAACTCCTGATATTCCAGAATCTATACGAACAAAATGGGCATCATATCGTCAAGCACTAAGAGATTTACCAGCAAATACGAGTGATCCAAAAAATCCTATTTGGCCGACGAAACCAAATTAATATGCTATCATAAGAAAACCTTAAATTTATAAATCATTATTTAACAAGACATATGAACTTTGCAGTTTACTCAAAGGACGGTTGCCCATATTGTGACAAGATAAAACAGGTGATGGACTTGACAAAACTGAGTTATGTGGTGTATAATTTAAATGAAGACTTTGACCGTGATTCTTTTTATGGTGAATTTGGTCAAGGATCAACCTTTCCACAAGTGGTGGTTGATGGTAAAAAACTAGGAGGTTGTGTTGACACAATCCAATTCTTGCGAGAAAATAAAATCGCAAAATAAAGACATAAATAAATCAACCGACCACATTGATCGTGGTTTTGAGTTGATACTCTCAGGAGGTAAAAAAAAGAGACCTAAATCATTTCGTCTGTTGTTAGATAAGATGATTTCTTTTTTTAACAAGGACATAAACATTCATTTAGACTTTTATGTGGATGTAAAACCAAAAAAATAATCTCAGGAGAATTATGTTAGCAGTAAGCATTGTGTTCGCAGCATTTCTGTTTATATTGTTTCTAATTGTAGGAGTAATAGGAGGATGGGTTGCAAGAGATTACATGATGAATTATCAAGAGGTTGAAAAAATTCACCCAGAGATGTATGATAGAAATGGCAATATAGTTCCTGATGAAATTGTAGCATTCAGATTTGAAAATCATGACAACAACGACGAAGAAGACGACTAAGACAGTTAAAGCAAAGGCAACACCAATACCTAATCTTCCAAAGATTCCATTTGCGTTTGAGGTACTTGATGCTGCATCAAAACAAAGAACAAAGGCAAAAAAGATTGAAGTTCTTCAAAGATACTCACATGATTCAATCATGGCATTATTGATTTGGAACTTTGATGAAACTGCAATATCGGTTCTACCACCAGGTGAAGTTCCATACGGAAATACCAGAGAAGATAATAGTGTTACAGGCACATTATCCGATAAGATAAATGATGCAGTTGGTAAGATGTCTGAGATGGGTTCTAACTCATTAGGTTCTCAAGACCAAGGTAAAGCATCTATTCGTAAAGAATATACAAAATTTTACAACTTTTTGAAAGGTGGTAATGATAAATTAAATAGTCTTCGTAGAGAGACAATGTTTATCAATATTCTTGAGGGATTACATCCACTTGAGGCAGAGATACTTATCTTAGTCAAAGATAAAAAACTAACAGACAAATATAAAATCACAAAAGAGATTGCATCAGCAGCATATCCACAAATCACTTGGGGAGGTCGTTCATGACTAAACCATTAGGTCAATTATCACAAACTGATAAACCAGAGAATCCAGAGATAAGGGAAACTTATTGGACACCATCAGAGAAAGAATCTTTGAAAGAACAATATGGATGTGAAATTTTAGTTGAAAATGGATCATTAGATGAAGTAAGCACTAGTGATGCACCATCAGATGCTTGGATTGTAACGTATGAACTTGATGGAACAGTTCATCGAGATTTAACTAGAGGCACAAGAGTTAAATTATTTGATATGTATTATGATAAGTTTAAGATGGGTATAAAAATTATTGATTATGGTAAGGGTACAATCAAACCTGCACTGTGGGGATATAATAATACAACAGCACCCAAAAAGAAAAAGCGAAAGTAGTTTCAAAAATAGTCGAAAAAAAATCCCGCCAAATTTTTGACCTGTAGGGTTTTCTGTTACTTTTACTACAAAAGACTTGACTAAATAGTGTGGGTATGCTAACATACCTTTACGTTCATCCAAATGATAGAACTCACACTACTGGCATCACTTCTAGTTGAACACAACGCTTCTCATTGGGAAATGTCTTGTTCTGAATGGAACCAAAACAGAATTGAGATACTTAGTGATAAGGATCTTAACTCTGATGCTCACGAGTATCTTATTGATTACTTAAGAACAAAAGTGTCAGGTGAGTGTGATGCATATATTATTGGACGCAAGTAAGCCGACTCGGAACGGGTTCGTTCATCCTTATGATTGAAACTTTAATTGCTGCATCAAGTGCTGTCACTACTATAGTTACAGTATCATGTGCAGATATTAATACTCTTGTTGATCGTGCTAAAGTCTACCCTGACCTTAGTGCAGAAGATAGACAGGAAATTGTAAATTTGTATTATGATTTTGGTGAAAAGTATGGTTTAGATTGTAGGGACGCAAAAGCCGACTGAAGGAACGGGAACACGGATCACTCGAAAGAGTTAAAGGTGTAAAGTCCAATTACTTTAGGAGAAACCAAATGGCACAAGTCACATACAGAGGAGTTAGTTACGACTCCGAAGAGTACAACGCAAAGGTACTCGCAGAAGCCGCTCAAAAGCAACGTCACGAATTAATGTATCGTGGTATTAAAGTAGAGCGTAAATTCGCATCTAAGAGTTGAGTGGCATCATGTTAGTTACAGCAGAAATTCTCGCAGCTAGCGTTGTGTTTCTGACCATTATCTACGCAGAAGCACACCTGCTTTATTCAAGGTAAAGACCCATGATACGTATAGGGTGGGAACCACCCGAAATCCCAGATTTCGATCCAGAAATTCATAACCCAGAGAAAGTATTTGCTCTCTTGTGTTATCGTGGGATTCATTATGCGAAGTGGGTATACTTAGATGTAGTTTTCAATAAACAATGGAAACTATTTAATCCAAGAGGAAAGGGTTGACCTTTCCTCTTTTTTTGTGTATAATAAATAAAATGAAAAGTTTTCATGGACAAAGGAAAATTAAAAGTCTTAGTAATGGCTCTTAAGGAGATTGTTGAAGAACTAGAGAGCGAAGTATATTCTGATGTGGATGCTTATAAACCTCCTGCGACTTTCTCATCTGCACCCATGAGTTATGATGAGATGTTTGATGATGGTTCAGATTGATAGTCTAAATATTTACAAAACTTAAAACACCTATGCCTACTTACCCTGTAAAGAACTTGAAAACTGGCGAACAAAAAGAAATCCAGATGTCAATGAGCGAATACGATCAATGGCGAAAAGATAATCCTGATTGGGATAAAGACTGGATGCAAGGAGTTGCAAACGTTGGAGAGGTCGGAGAAGTCTATGATAAACTTCGTAAGACACACCCCGGTTGGAATGATGTATTACACAAAGCATCTAAAGCTCCCGGTTCTAAAGTAAGACCTGTTTAATATGCCAAGAAAAAGAAAAGCAGAACAACAGCCCATAGGTGTCGGACTCACGGCAAAACAAATGAAGAGGAAAAAACCAATCAACGCTGATATGTTGAGGGACATCGATCCTCTGACAGAGAATCAGCAAAAATTATTTGAGTCATATTCTGAAGGAAAAAACATTATTGCATACGGTGCAGCAGGTACAGGAAAGACCTTTATAACGCTGTACAATGCGTTGTGTGATGTCTTAGATCCATCCACACCCTACGAGAAAATATACATCGTCAGATCGCTTGTATCGACCAGAGAGATTGGTTTCCTACCCGGAGATCATGAGGACAAGTCTACTCTCTATCAAATACCATATAAGAATATGGTGAAGTATATGTTTGAGTTACCATCAGCAGCAGATTTTGAAATGCTCTATGGTAATTTAAAAGCACAAGAAACGATCTCATTCTGGAGCACATCGTTTATCAGGGGAACAACATTTGATAGGGCCATAATCATCGTTGATGAGTTCCAAAACTTGAATTTTCATGAATTAGATAGTATAATGACTAGAGTAGGAGAGAACACAAAGATCATGTTCTGTGGAGATGCAACACAAACTGATCTCATCAAACAAAACGAAAGAAATGGTATTGTAGATTTTATGAGAGTTCTTCGTTTGATGTCATCGATTGATATCATTGAGTTTGGTGTAGAAGATATTGTTCGATCTGGTTTAGTTAAAGAATTTATTCTTGCAAAAATGGAACTTAATTTATGAATTTTATTCATCATAATTATCTGGGTGATCTTGAATTACAAAAAAAAGAAACTAACGGTATAAGACTTTATAATCTTCCAAGTGGAGATTGGGTTCCGTCAATTACTTCTGTGACATCCTTTTATAATCGTCAGATCTTTGCTGACTGGAGGAAGAGAGTTGGTGTTGAAGAAGCAAATAAGATTACAAGAAAAGCAACTGCTCGTGGTACAGATTATCATGAGGCAGCACAGAACTATTTGTTAAATCTTGAACTCAACTGGGATGATTATCAACCCATGACGAAGTTCATGTTTTACAATACCCTACCATATCTGGACAAGATAAATAATATACACGCTATCGAGAGGACTCTTTACTCAGAATACCTCGGTCTTGCCGGTAGAGTTGATTGTATCGCAGAGTATGAAGGAGAGTTAGCTGTAATAGATTTCAAAACTTCAACTAAGATAAAACCAGAGAACTGGTGTACAAATTATTTTGTACAAGAAATGTTTTATGCTGCTGCGTACTACGAACTAACAGAGATCCCTGTAACAAAGTTAATTACAATAATGGTAACTCCTGACGGAGAGGTAAAAGTATTTGACAAAAGAAACAAAGGGGATTATATTAAATTATTAGTTCGTTATATTAAAGAATTTGTATCTCACAATACTAGGTCGCCAAATGGACAATGAACTAGAAAAGGCATTCGAGGATAAGTTTTACTGTCCTGCTCGTTTTGCACAAGAAATCGAAGGACTTGTGCAAGCACAAGAAGAGATGAATTACATCGATGCGATTGTCTATTTCTGTGAAATAAATTCCATTGATCTTGAGTCAGTTCCGAAACTGATATCAAAACCACTTAAAGAAAAACTCAAGTATGAGGCACAGGAACTCAACTTTTTAAAAAGAACTTCAAGGGCTAAAATAATTTTCTGATGGATGAATATGATGAGAACCCATTTTGGGGTGAACCAACTCCCACTGACTTGTGGGAGGACATGAAAAAACTTAATGCTTTATATGATAAACTTCAATGGGATCATCGTGATTATCTAGAGTTTACAATTGAAGGAAATCATATTACAATAAGGAATAAATCCAGAGAAGGAAGGTAATGATGCCGTTTGATGCCTACCGTTGTTATTTGTCATTAAAGAATCACTTCACAAAAGACCACTATGATTACCATAAGTATGGTGGCAAGACAAGAGCAACCAAAGAAGCCTTTTACAAAAGAAAGGATCGCTTTTGGTTTGAAAGATTTGCAAGACAGAAGAATGATAAAGAAGTTGTAGACTTTTTTGTATCTAATTTTGTTTCATGTTCTGATCCTGAGAGTATGTGGATTGGAGAGATGATTAAAGAAGGAGAGGGAAGATATGTTGATTGGAAGAAAAAGGTACAGTCTTTGTCATATATCTTCAAAGAAGAATCTGAAAGCCTGTTCACAGATAATAAGGTAGATGATGTCTTTGATTGTAGCAAAGGACACCCTATTGTATTGAAAAAGTTTTTAGGTGGTAATATCAGTATTGAAAGTATGGTAATCTATGATAGAATACTAGGGTATGGAAATAACTTTGATAAAAAGTTAAAAGATCCAGTGTGGGAAACCGTCAGTAGGCGGGTTAGGAAATACACTCCTTTCCTAAATATAGATGTATTCCGTTAT